AGATGCGGGTCGGTGTGGGTGCCGGATACCGAGCCGGACAGGGGATGCGTGTGGGAGCCGTTGCCGCCCGTTGCGGAAGTACTGGAACTGCCGCTGTTGTATAGGTTCCCGCTCTCCATATACCGTCCTTTAGTCGATATGACGGCAGAGAACGGGTGCGTGTGGCTGGGCATCTGCGTTGTACTCAGCGTCGTGGCCCCGGTACTGCCGGAAAGATTCACAGCGACATCTTCGCTGCCGCCTTCCGTGCCTTCGGGCTCGGCTTCGCTGGCACCGCGGACATAGCGGCCCCGCAGGTCAGGCACGGTGCCGTCCTTGCCGTCGCTGCCGCCGTCGCAGAGTATCCACTCCTCACGGGCCTCGGATTCTCCCGGCATGATAGCCCGGCGTCCGTCGCTGCCACCAAGGGTGGCCTTCCAGATGGGGACTGGCACGAAGGGTGGGTACATGTCCCAGCAGTCGGGCCTGGGCACCCAGCTCGCGTCCAGGGTGCCGTCCTCTCCGGCCTGGGGCACGGCATTGGCCGTGGCCGTCACGCTGGCCAGCACGCTGCCGCGCTGTATGGCCGTGGCCTGGCGGACGCGCAGGGTGCCGTCTGCTTCGAGTTCAAGGCCGTCCGCATCACCGGTCTGGGGCATGACCTTGCCTGCGGTGGCAGGCGTGGCGATGGGGACAGTATCCGAGGCGGCCTTGGCCCACGCTTTGGCGCTCTTGCTTTCGGGGTCGTCAGGGTCGGGCGGGGTAGGGGATTCTGCCCATGCCCTGGCCCGTTCCGTCCAGTCTTCCGCCTGCCGGGCGCTCCCGGCGGCGGCTGCTTCACTGGCCTTGGCATTTGCCTCACTGCCCTGGGCGGCGGTCTGACTGGTCGCGGCGGCCTGCCGGCTTTGGGCGGCGGCCACTTCGCTGGCCTTGGCATTGGCCTCGCTTTGGGCCGTTTTCTGCTGGAGGTCCCGGAGGGTGGGCAGCATGTCCGTGGAATATTGCCGGTAGTTGACGGCATCGTCAGGGTCTTCGGCAGGTCCGACGTTCTTGATGGGAAGGCCGCGCATGTCCCATTTGTTGTCATTGTCGATGGTGGGGGAGCCTTCCAGGGCATCGTAGGCTTCCTGGGCGATGAACAGGAGCTGCCGGGTGTTCTGGTCGAGGTCCTCCTCGGAGAGGACAGAGCCGTCGTGGAAATCCACCACGGCTTCTTCTTTGTCCGTATCTCTGCGGATGCGGATGACGGTCCCCTGTTCGGGAGGCGTATCGAACTTGATGCTGGCTTCGGAGAGCCATTCGATACGCTCTGCGGGGACCTCTTCGGCATCGAGGAAGACGTGGATGTCTTCCTGTTTGATGAAGGGGAAGGGGACGGTGTAGATTTGGGCGGAACCGTCCCCCGTGTAGGTCACATACGAGTAGGCCATATGTCGTCCTTTGGGCAAAAGAGAAGGCGGGGGAAGGTCGTTCCCCCGCCTGTCGGTCACTGGATGAGCTGTTGCAGGAGGCCCTGCTGGTTGTCCTTCGTCATGGCCCCCCGCCGGGAGAGCTTTTCCGTTGCCTGTTTCCGCCTGACCTGCTCCAGCAGGCCGGGGTCCTCGGCCAGCATCGTCCGCTTGGCCACTTCTCGGTATCTGTCGATGATGCGGTTGAGCAGGGCGCTGCGGGGGGATTCTTCCCCCAGCGGGGCATCCCCCTGTACGCGGCGGGCCTGGTCATAACGGGGATGGGCGATGGCCTCGGCAAGCGCATCATGGAGGGGCTTGCCGGAGATTTTGATGGTGCCGTGGAGCTGGCAGAAGCGGGAGTATTGCTCCGGGGTCAGCTTGACGCCATGGATGGCTTTTTCGGGCTTGCCGAAGACGGCTTCACCAAGGCGCAGCAGTTCTTCAGTGACGGCATCGCCGCCCACTTTGCTGTTGAAGGGCTTGGCGTAGCTCACAGGTTCCCCTGTCAGCCAGTTGTAACGCAGCGGGACCTTGTCGGAGGTGAAGGGTGTGGCGTTCAGGACCTGGGCCGTGAAGCCGTCGGCCTCACGCTGGAAGGTATCCGTGTGATAATCCTTCATGAAGCGCAGGGAGCCGGAGTAGGGCACGAACGAGGCGGCGGTCCTGCCGAGGTAGTCATCGAGGCCGCGTTCGGGTTCGTTGATGGCGGTCACGGCATCGGCGATGCCCTGGAAGTAGGACTTGTCCTTCAGATGCTCGGTGACGGTCATGAGGCTGGTCATGGCCAGCCGCATCCATACCGGGTCGCTCTGGGGGTCGGAATCCCCTTCCTCGATGATTTCCTTGCCATAGACGGCCAGGTCGGCCCCCATGCCCACGAGGAGGCCGAAGGGGTCGAAGCGGCGGTATTCGTACCACTTGTCCCCGATTTTGATGGAGTAGGGCTTGATGTTGTTCTGCTTCCACCATTCCTTCAGCCTGGGGTTCTCAGGCGGCCTGCCCGTGATGGTCCCTTCGAGGGCAGCCGAAGCGGCCCAGCCCATCATCATGCTCCCCACGGCCAGCCTGCCGAGGGCTTCGGCACGGGCTTCCCCGCCGGCGCGTATGGCGGCATGGAAGCGCCGCGTGAGCAGGGAGGCTGGCGTATGCCGGACGGCATCGTGGAAGAGGTTCATGGGGGTCCTGATGAAGGGGACGATGAGGCGGAATGTCGGATGGCGCGAGGCGAAGGACTGGAGGTCCTTCCCGAAGCTGCCTTTTTCCAGCTCGCTGGTCCAGGTGCTGTCGCGGGAGAAGTCCAGGGCGCGTCGGGCCAGGGTGTTGTCGGCGGGAGTGCCGCGCACCGTGAAGGCATCGTCCATGCGGGCGGCGATATATTCGTCCACCTGTTTGCCCTTGAGGCCCCTGGTGAGGGCTTCCTCGGCAAGGTCGGCAGTGAGCTGGCCACGGAAGGCCGCCTGCTTGAAGAACTCGTCTTCCGCCAGCAGGAGCCGGGTGGGGATGCGGGTGGCCGTGCCTATCCAGCCGATGGCGCGGGCCATCTGTTCCTGGCGGGGCGTCAGCTCGCCTTCGGGCCTGTCCTTGAGCAGGGAGTTTTTGATACGCTCATAGGTCAGTTGATGGGTGGGGGCATCCAGCCGCGACCTGGAGCTGTCGAGGATATTGTCCCCAAGCCGCCAGGCTTTGGCGGCCATCTTGAAGGCATACATGCTGCTGCCCCACATGCCCTTGGCAAGGTTGATGCCGGAACGTACCTGGGCCATGTCGCCGCTCAGGGCACCACCGACGATGCGCTCGACCGGCTTCATCACCGTCGTGTTGATGCCGGTGCCCACCATGTTCACCAGATGGGTCATGGGGCCGGAGAGCATACCGTTGATGCGAATCTCGTTCACGGCATCGAAGAGGTCCACGCCGGGGCGGAGCTGTTGCAGCATACGGGAGCGGGCGGCCACGGTATCGCTGGCCAGGAGGTCGCGGGCGGCCTGCATGAGTTGCTGGGGCTCGATGCCGGATTCCAGCAGGTAGCGGGAGGCATCGTCTTCCGTCATCTTGTCCACGGCCTTCCAGTCCTTGATGATGAGCCCGTCCCCGTCGGGGGCAGGCGCACCGGGCTTTGCGGCGACCGTGCCGACGATGGCGGAGGGCTTGTTCGTCCTGGTGCCGGGCGAGGCCATCTTGTCGAGGAAGGCTTCGTCCGTGGGGCCTTTGTCGAGGATGTCGGCGGATTTCTCCTCGGTCATGAGGATGTTCCGGCTGTTGAGCAGGCGACCGGACACGGTGCGGAGGTCGCCGTTGACGACGATGAACTCCTGGAGGTTGCGGGCCAGCATGTCGAAGCCGGCCTTGTCGCGCTCCGAGGCCGTGCCGTTGATGATGCGACGGGCCAGGGGGATGGCCGCATCGGTCATGTCGTGCATGAGGGCGCGGACTTTCAGCACCACGCGCTCCGCTCTCTGGATGTCTTTGACGGCCTGCTTGCCCTGCTGGAAGAACATCTCGCAGGAGAAGCCCATCTTCTCCACATCCTCCCTCGCGCTGGCGATGAGTTCCTTGTGGGCCTGCGGGCCGGCGGCCTTGAGCTGATGGTCCACCTGGGCGTCACTGAGTTTCAGGAGCAAATCGGAGCCGGAGGGCTGCTGGAAAATCTCCGTCTGGAGATTGATGTTGTCCGTGATGGGCCAGAGGGCACGCCAGTCCGCTTCCATGGCCTGCTTGGCCATGTTGAGGACCTGCTGCGAGGAGAGGAGCTTGTCCCCGTCCCTATGGGCGGCGGGGGGACGCTGGCCTGGCTTGAGGACGACCACGGGCATCTTGTCGGCAGGAGCATCGGGAGACTGGGCCGGGACTGCCGCTTCACCGGTCCGGGCGGGTGCCGCCTTGGTGGGGGCTCCTTCTGCTGGCTGGGCCGGTGCGCCGTCAGCCGCCTGGTGTTCCTGCATCACGCTGTCCAGATGCTCCACGTCCTGCCGATACTGCCGCATGGCCGCCTTGCTCTCTCCGCTGGAGAGGGCCTTGCGTCCGCTGCGGAGGCAGCGCAGCCCGGCGATGAAGGTATCCGTCGCGATGCCGAGACCGGCACCTTCGACGGCCATCTTGAGCATGGCCTCCGGCACGGTGTCGTCCGGCCTGGCTTGCAGGAAGTCGGTGATGGGACCTTGCAGCTCAGGGAACTGCTCAACGAAGTTGGAGAGCCGTTCCTCCTGGCGGTCGAAGAAGACGGAATCCACCACGGCCCCTTTGCCAAGACTGGTGAACGCCGTCCGTGCGCCGGAGGCGACGGAGGCCCCTGTGGAGAGAGCCTTTCCGGCAAGGCCGGTCAGAGCGAAGCCGGCGGCCCACTGGGTGAGGCCCTTGCCGACCTCGCCCACGAGGGTCTGGGAATCATATTCCCCGAAGCGCAGCGGGGCCTTGTGCTGGACAAACTTGGCCTTGTCCCAGCCTTCGGTGAGTACCTCGGAGACGAACCTGCCGGTACTGTAGGACAGGTCCAGGACACTGTTCACCGCATCATACGGACCCTGACCTGCGGACATGACCGCATCGCCAAGGTCGAAGATGGGCTTGCCGTCCCCTTCGTCCTCGACGGTCACATCGGCGGTGATGGTCCCGGCATCGTCAGGCTCTTCCATAGCCGCAAGGGCTTCGGGGGAGACCGTGGCGGGAGCCTCTTCGGTCATGGCCGCGATGGCCTCCGGGGAGACGACAGGGGGCTCGGCGGGGGACTGGGGCTCCCCATCCAGTTCGGAGAGCGTTTCTGGCGAGACCCCGTCTCCAGGCACGGGGCTCTCAGCCGCGGGGGCCTGCATCTGGTCAGCAGGTGTTTCAGGCAATGTTTCGGGGACAGGGGACTGCGGGGTGCCTTCGACCCCTTCGACCCCCTCGTCCATGACAGGGATTTCAGGCATGGGTGCCTCCTGTTAGCGGTTGGATGTGCAGAAGGCGTTGTAGGCCTGTACCTGCTCAGGGTGGTTCTTCTGCATCCACCCGGCCACTTCCGCAGGGGAAGAGGTGGGTGGCGGCAGGGTAGCGGTGTTGATGCCGTTGTCGGAAGCGAACTGGCGCAGCATGGTGTAGGCTTTCGTAGGCTTGGGCGCTGCGGTGTTGGGCTGGGGGGCCGTGGGGGCAGGGGGGATGGCCTTCTTGTCAGCGCCGGGCACGGTGACACCGGCCTGTTTGTTGCTCTGCTCCTTGGCCACGGCATCGCTGACTTCGGAGAGAATCTTGGGGCGCTGCGTCGTGTACCATGTTTTGTCAGGCATGGCCCCTTTGTGAGCGGCCTTGTATTCCTCGACCTTCTGGGCCGCGATGGCGATGGCCAGCTCTGTGGCCTGGAGACCTATCTTCTGTTCCTCGGTCAGTTCGGGGTCATAGCCGAACGAGACGCCCTTGAAGCCCAGCCCGTCGTCCTTCGTTCGGGAGAACATGCTGAAGGAGGCGGAGCTGAGTTCCTTGAGGAAACTGGTGTAGTCCTTGTTGGTCTCGTCCTGCGCCGCCTTGTTGGTGTCGTACCACTCTTTGGCCTTGTCAGCGCCGTAGATGGTACTCAGGGCAAGGACTTCATCCTGGGTGAGCTGGCCCGTGCTGGAGAGGATATGCACGGCGGTGAGCCCGGCCTGGCTCGCGGGAGCGAGGCGCTGGCCTTCCTGCATGGCTTTGTTGAAGCTGTTGACGGACTGGGTAAAGGCGGGCTGGAGCCAGACAGGGACACCGGCGGCATCCATATTGGCCTTGGTGGGGGGCTTGTCGCCCCAGGCCATGACCCCCTGCCCCATCCACTGTTCCGTGGTCAACTTCTTCTGCCGTTCTTCCATGGCCCAGTAGTGGCGCTGGTCGGCGCGGGCCTGCTCGATGCGCTGGCGCTGGAGGGCGTTCACCTTCTCGGCCACGCCGGGCAGGGAGGAGAGGGCCACACCGCCGGGCGTCTTCACCAGGTCCAGGGCCTTGAGGGCCACGGGGTTCTTGTCCAGACGCTCGTAAGCATCGAAGACCATCTTGGTGTACATCTCGGCGGCATTGGCATCGAGGACACCGTTGTCAAGGGCCGTCTGGCCATTGGCCATGATGATGTCGGCGATGCGCTGGGCATCTGCCTCCCCGGCACCGAACACGCTCCCGCCAAGACTGGGGTCGAACATCGCCTCTATCTGTTTGGCGGTCAGCTCGGAGAACTGCTGCATGGTGCGGCTCTCGTTCTGCCGGGCCACATACTGACTGTGTTTGGCCATCATACCGGCCTTGGTCTTGAACTCGTTGGCGCTGAAGTTCTCGGCCAGGGTCAGCTTGTCCTCGTAGGTGTCGAGGTGGTTGTCCTTGCGGAACTGGATGGTGAAGTCATCCATCCATGCTTTGACCTTTTTCTGGTCGGTCTCGTTGACCATGCCGCTTTGGACGAAGGCATCTTCCATAGCCTTGGCCTGGTCCACGGCCAGCGCCTTCAGGCGGGCCTGTTCGTAGCCGATTTGCAGGTAGGGGTTGTAGGGGCTGTCCTGGGGGTTCTCCTCCACGAAGTCCTTCCAGTTCTTCCTGTTCTTGTCGAGGTCGGTGTTCTGGGCATACAGCTCCGCGCCCTGCGTGACGGCACGTTCGATGTTGCGGTCATTGATGCGTTCCAGCGCCGGGACCAGGGAGCTGTCCAGGCGGGACAGGGAGCGGGCCAGAATCTCCATACCGGCCCCCACGGTCCTGTCCCGGTCGATGTAGGAAGGGCGGGCCTCGGTATAACTGTAGAGGCCGGAGGCCCTGATGCCGGGATTGAGGGCCGGGGACCTTTGGAGGTCCTGCCGGATGGTGGGCTGAGAGGACCTGCTTTGCTGTGCCATGGCTTATCCTCTCTTCTTGCTGGCGGTAGAGGTGATGTCGGTATGACTGTTGTATTTGTCATACTTGTCATAGGCCCCGACGGCAGCGCCGCCGATGCCGAGGATGGTGCCCAGGGTGTTCATGCCGCTGTTGAAGGACGTTCCCTGGGTGATATAGTTCTGCTGGGAGTTGATGCGGTTCTGGGCCTTGTCCTTGAAGGAGGACAGGTTCAGCTCATGCCCCACGGCGTTCATCTCGTACTGGTGGCGGATGTTGTCCTTCCTGTTGGCCTGCTCGCGTTCGTAGTCGGCCATGAGGTATTCCAGGGCCATGCCTGCGGCGTTGGTGGAAGCCAGCATGGTGCCTTTCTTTTGCAGCATCTCCTTTTGGACATCCTGGGCCTGTTGGCTGGCCGCTGCCTGTTCCTGCATCTGGCTGATGCGTTCGGCGGCGGATTGTTCGGTGTACTCCCGGATGGCGGCCTGATTGTTCAGCTCCGCCGTGCGGGCGTATTCCGCTGCCTGGGCCTCCTGGTAGGCGGCCTGTGCCTGTGCCTGCTGGGCTTGTGCCTGTCCGTTGGCCACGGCGGAGGCTGTGCCGATGAGCAGGGAGGCAATGGGGATGGAAAACGCACCTCCATCGCACATAGCGATTACCTCCTTTGGAAGTAGAAGTTGATGATGTCGCTCCCTTCTGCGGAAGGGAGTTCCTCGGCTCCGAGCCAGCGGAGCCAGTGCCGCAGCCTGCGGTTGCGCTTGAGGGTCATGTTGTGCATGAAGCCCCCGGAAGACTGGTCGAGGAGCCAGTCCCGGACCAGGGGACACATCTCTAGGAACAAGGCCCTGTCGCTCTGACGGGCGAAGAAGTCCTTGTTGAAGAGCAGCCAGACCACGGCAGGCGGGACGAGCCCGCCCATGCCGATGACATCCAGCGGGTCTCCGGGGCGGAAGAAGGTCACGCAGAGCAGGGAATGCTCGAAGCCGAAGCGCAGGGCCTCTTCCGGCGTATGACCGGAGATATGCTCAAGGTCCCGCAGGTCTTCCTCCCGCAGGGTGTCCTTGAGCAGGTGGATGTCGTAGGGGCAGGAGACCCTGGCGAAGCGCCGCATCTGTGGATGGATGGTGGGGAGCATCTATACCTGCCTGTGCCTGGTGTTGTAGAAGCCCTCCCAGCTCGCATTGACGAGGGCGAAGGGCAGGAAGGAAGCCGAGGTGGCGGCGATGGAGACCTGCGTGTTCAGGGACAGCACAGGGACCTTTATCTTGCCGGTATAGAGGGGGATGTTCCCGATGACGTTGGTGCCGTGGCCCAGCTCGCACCCTGTGAAGATGTAGCGGCTGGTCTGGCGGAACGAGGGGGTGACTTCCATCTCAAGGTAGCCGGTGTCGTCACAGTTGAGGGTCATGCTGCGGAGCTGGAGGCGGCCCGTGGTGATGGCGTTGCCCTTGCTCTGCTCCCTGATGGCCTGTTGCGAGAAGGTGTAGGTGCTGCGGTAGGGGATGCCGGCGAAGAACTTTTTGCCGGACGCATCGCCCCTGACCGTCACCGTGTCCCCGCCATGGCTCACGATGTCCAGCAGGACACCGGCCTTCTGGCCCTGGGCCGTCCTGGTCACGAGCAGGGGGGAGAGCCCTTCCCTGACCGGCCAGGGCAGGGTGATGGTGGTGGTCTTGGTGGTCTGGTCATACGGGCCGACGATGCATCGCTCTTCCGTGACCTTGCGGTCCAGGCAGTATTCGATGGGCTCGCCGGGGTCCTTGAAGGCCGGGGCGAAGTCGCAGACTTCCAGCCATACGCCGTCGTCATATTCCATGACGCAGTAGAACTTGCTGGTGAACATGGCCCCGGAAAGCACCGTGCCGGCCATGTCCCAGCGGCTCCAGGCGGACTGAATCTTTTCGGAGCCGTTCCAGTAGTATTTGTAGAGCCAGATGGAATCCCGCTTGTTCCGCGACAGGACCAGCAGGAGGTCCTCGTTGGTGGAGCAGATGAGCTTGAAGATGCCCCCTGCGATGTAGCGGGGCACATGGGCCGTCACGTCGGCGGCATCGTTCTGGTCGCTGTTGTCGGGCAGGGTGAGGTACTCGCGCACGCCACCCCACTCGCCACGGCGGGTGGCGAAGAAGACCGTCTTCCCGGCGGAGACCGGAGCGGCGGACATGTCGGCCTCGAACTCCGTCACCGGCTTGATGCTGACGGTGGCGTTGGCGAGGACCGTATCATGCTCCATGGTGAACTGGGTCTGGTCACTGAACAGGATGATGCCCCCGGAGAAGACGGCGGCGTGCTGGAGCAGCGAGGATTTGACGTTGGACGCGGCCACGTCGATGACATCGGAATCCACCATGGTGGTCACGGTGGTGACGAAGAAGTTGAAGAACTCGCCCGTCTCGGACATGACCACGTTGTCCTCGGAGAGGAAGGCCAGCCGGTTGCGATAGAAGAACAGGCCATTGATGGTCCTGTCCACGAAGGAGGGCAGGGGGGCGGAATCCTCGTCACCGCAGGCCCGTTCGGCCCAGTCCAGCTTGCCGAAGGTGAAGGTGCCGTCGGCCTGGCGGATGAGGCCATGGGGCATGGTGCCGGCGTCCAGCTTGCTGGGGATGCCCGGCTTGACCGTCTCTTTCCAGAGGCCGGTGCCGAAGTCCGAGTTCCCGTCCATGGGCTCGAAGCGGACATAGTAGTTGTCGAAGCTGGAGCTGGCGTCCCCGATGACCTCGGTCACGAAGTCGCGGGGGGCGGCGGTGAGCAGGTCGCTGAACCGCTGGGTGGTGCCCTTGCACAGGGACGTGTGGGTGTTGGAGCGGGTGTCGGCAACGGCTATCTTGAAATCGCTGCCGTCCCTGGTGCGAATCCAGATGGTGGAGTTCACGGCCTGGGCGGTATAGGTGCCGTTCTTGTTGATGGCTTCCGTGAGCTTGTCGGCTATCTCCCTGGAGCTGAGGCTGTCGGCAGGCTCGTCGGCGGGGGCCACGCCGTCCAGCGTGGTGAAGGAAGCGGAGACGGCCCCTTCGCCTTCGCCCAGGGTCACGGTGTAGGTGGTGTTGTAGCTGGCCTGCTTGATGAAGACCAGGGCCTCCGGGGGACGTTTGGGCGTCAGGCTCTCCGCATCGGCCCTGACCGTCACCCGGCGGTTGACGATGAAGGTGTGGTCATTGATGGTCTGGGCGCGGAAGTCGGCCATGGGGTCCTGGGCCTGGGCCAGATAGGCTCTGGCCGATTCGTCCACATTGACCGTCTTCTCGTTGCCGTCGAGGTCGAAGACCCGGATGTTGCCCTTGTGGACAAGGACGATGTACTTTTCCTGTTCATCCCGGTTGATGGGATGCATGAAGAGGGCTTCGCCCAAAGCCCCGGCCTCACCGGCGTCCATGATTTTCGCCACGGCATTCATGGCCGGACGGCGTTTCAGGAAGTCCGTGACCGAAGAGAAGCAGTTGATTTGTTCCTCGCCCTGGGTGGGCAGACGAACGTTCCAGGGCTGCTGGCTGACGCCGGAGATGAGGTTGGGGATGGAAGACGCTACGAGCTTGCCCATCAGCGCCACCTCCCCAGGCCCCGGTTGAGCAGGGCGGTCACGGGACGCCAGGTGCCGGTGGGGGGCAGGGTGCCCTTGATGATGTTGGGTCTGTCGGCCTTGCGTTCCTCGGCCTGCATCTGGACGCGGGCACGGGCTTCATCCTGCTGGTGGAAGCCGGACAGGGTATTGGAGCCCACCACGCGTTCCTGGAAGACGCGCAGGGCACGCAGGGTGACATAGCGGCGGCAGGATTCGGGGAGCTGTTCAAAAGGCAGGAGCAGCGTCACCGTCACGTTGATGACACGCCCCTTCGGGAAGACGTAGCTGTGCCCGGCGCGGTCATAGACGTACCGGCCCCGGACGACCAGCTCCCTGTCATCCGGTTCCCTGAAATGGACCCTGACGATGCTAGGGTGCAGCCTGATGCGCCCGTCCTCGGCGGGAGTCAGGGGATAATCGTCTTCGGTGTTCCACTGCCAGCCTTCGGTCTGAACTTCGCGGGAGATTTCCGTCAGGACATTGAGCGCCACAGACACGTCCGAAGTGGTCTCGGACAGGGAGTTCACCGGGGCTTCGCCAATACCGGAGAGCATGGTGTTGATGGCTGACAGTTCGGTAGTGGGAACTGTGGTGGGAACAGCCGGGTGGATGTTTGCGGACATCTTGCGGCCCTCCTGTTGGCCGGAAACCCCGCAGGGCTTCGAGGGCACCTGCGGGGCATGGTTAGAGGTTCGTCAGGGCAAGGCTAGGCGGCGGCCTTGGAGATTTCGATGGCGCAGCCGGGGCGCAGGATGCCGTGTCCCATGGCGTACTTGCCCACCATCATGGTGGACTGGTACATGATGTGGAAGTCGGAACCGGACTTTTCCACGGTCAGGTCCTTCAGCTTCACCGTGCCGATGGCTTCTTTCTGGAGACAGAGGGCCACGGTGTTGGTGAAGTCGCCGCTGTAGTCATTCTTTTCGCCGGTGACTTTTTCGACGTTGGAGTTGGGCAGGTTGTTGGACTTGATGATTTGGATGCCGGCCACCTTGAGGACGGAGCCGTCGGCATAGACGCCCATGCCGCCCCAGTCGCGGTTCAGGACCTTGGTGGTCTGGGCCAGCAGATAATACTGGGCGGGACGGACGATGAGGGTGCGTTCCCATTCGATGATGTCTTTTTCATCGAAAATCTGGGCGCAGGAGAACATGGCTTCGGCCAGCACTTCGCCGTTGGTCTCCACGGTGGGGCCGCCCTTGATGACGGAGCCGCCGGGCTCGTCGGCGATGAGACCGGCGGTACGGGCGGCCAGGACGCCCACGCGCATGGTCTTCTTGTCGAACTCGCGGGCCAGCGCCCAGCCGAGCTGCTTGGAATATTCCTGGCGCACGTCGTAGTGGTTCTTGGCGTCATCCAGGTCGTAGATGGCTACGTCGGCGATGAGCAGGTCGTCGATGTTGATGACGCGCTCTTCGGTGGCAATCTTGTTGCTGCCAAGGATGGCGGTGCCGGGGGTGTGGTAGCGGGCAGCCGCCTTGCCCAGCATGGCGAAGCTGGCGGACTTGCCGTGGTCGATGGTGCGGGTGCGATGCAGGTCCTTCATAACGTTGCGCTCTTCAAAGGCGGTCATCACCTCGCCGGTGAAGGTCTTCATAAAGAGGGCATCGCTTTCACCGGCAAGGTTCTTTTGGCCGGGCAGCGAGAGGGTCAGGTTTTCAGCCATACGGCTTGCTCCTTTTGTTGATGGTTAGAAGCCCACGCCAAGCATGTACAAGAGCAGGGACATTACCTGGTCGAGGCTGGAAGGGGGCAGGCTCTTTCCCCATTGGGGGAAAAAGACGGGGACGATGATGAGGCGGCCAAGGACTTCCCAGGTGAACAGGAGGGCCAGGACCCAGCCGAGGAAGCTGCGCCACAGGCGGAGCCGGGAGGGCGGGGCGCCGGCCACTTCCGCTTCATTGATGCGGGCCTGGGCACGGTTTATGGCGCTCCTGTCGGGCAGGACCTTGCCGATGAGGGAAGCCCCAAGCCGGGCAAGGAAGGCCCACATGACGTTCCTTTCCTCCTGTTGGGCTTGATGGTCAGAAGAAGAGGACCTCGCCGGTCCTGAAGTAATGGGCCTCGGTCTTGCGGCGCTTGGTCAGGCCGGGCAGGGCGACGGTGCGTCCGTTGACGGTGGCCTTGTTCCAGCGCAGCATCTCGTTGGCCGCCCCTTCCCAGTCCAGCGCCTTGATGCGCTTGAGCATGGTGGAGGACCGCAGGTTGCCTTCGCCAAGATTGAAGGTCCAGGAGGTCAGAGCCACCAGACGGCGGGCCGCTTCCTCCGGGCGGTCGCTTTGGGAGAGGCAGCCGCCTGCGTGACGGATGACGGCCAGGGCGGCGGTGGTCAGGTCCACGATGAGCAGGGCCTCGGCCTCGGCTTCACCGACGGGAGGGCTGGAGAGGGTCACGTCGCCCCCGGTATGCCCGTAGCCGATGGTGGGGACCCCGGCGGGGCAGAGGTAGGGTTTGGAGCGGAAGCCCTCGTAGTGTTTGGTGATGGTCAGGATGTCGGGGTTCTGGAAGGCCAGCGCGGTGGAAATGAGGATGCTTATGAGGAACACCCCCTAGTAACCAAAGAAGGTGGAAGCCCCGGTCTTGCGTTCCACCTCGCGGGTGTAGGCGCTGTCCTTGCCGTAGCGGGGGTCCCGCATGGCGGCCACCATCTCTTCCTTGGAGGCGTACCCGGCCACGCCGCCGGAGCGGGCCGCCGGGGCGCGACCGCCCAGCAGGGTGGGTTCCACGCCTTCCGAGGCCTGGTAGCGGGCCACGAGGCCGGACACAGCCATCTTGATGAGCGGGATGTTGCCGGAGTTCATGGCCTCGTTATAGGCATCGACATCTTCCTTCGGCATGTTCTTGGCCGCCCACTCGGTCATGGCCTGATAGCTCTCCATGCCCCCGGCCATGCCGGTGATGTCCGTCACGGTCTGGTGCATCAGGGCTTCATTGCCGCGCAGGTAGGCCTCGACGTGCTTCTTGGTGATGCCCGCCTTTTCCAGCTCCTTGTAGGATTCCTCGCTCAAGTCGCCGGAAGCCATGTATTCCCGCTCGAACTTGGTGAAGTCGAGGCCGTTCTCTTTCAGGGCCTCGGTAGCTTCTTCTTTGGTCGCCTTGGAAATGCGCTCCAGGACTTCGGGGGATTCGTTGTCCCCCTCCTTTACCTGCTGCTCGGATTCCCCAGGTTCCTCCTTCCCGCCGCTTTCCTGTTCGCCCATGCTTCCCGCAACGGGAGCGTCAGCAGCCACAGGAGCATCAGCACGTTCCTTGCCGCCTCCCTCACCGGCTTTGGGGTCTTCAGGACCGGCGACTTCATAGGGGGCGGTGATGCTGGACACATTGTTTTCACTCATGTTTCCCTCGTGGATGGTATGGGTATTATGCTAGTTGTGGATGACGCGGAGCTTGCCGGACGTGCCGATGGGCAGGGCGGGCGAAGATTTCCGGGTCTCGGCTTTGGCACCCTGTTTGGTGCCGGGATTGCTCAGGGTCAGACCGCCGGGAGAAGCCGGGGCCTTGGTTTCGGTGGCCGGGGTATTAGCCATTGTTTCCTCCGTTGCTGTTTTGCTGGTTGGCGGCGAATGCCTGGTTCAGCATCCCGCCGCCCTGTCTGACGGCTTCCGGCCCCAGGTTCTCCATCATGGATTGCTGCTGGGCCATCTGCTGCGCCTGCTCCTGTTCCGCCTGGAGTTCCTCAGGGGTCTTGACCAGACCTTCGGTGGTGATGCCCATAGCCGAGGCCAGCCGTTCGACGGCGTTGTGGGGATTGAGCAGTCCGAGGAAGGAATCCCCGAAAGTCGTCGCTCCGGCTTGCAGGAACTCCATGAGTTTGTTCTTGTCCGTGCCGCGCCCGATGGCCTCGAAGCCGGTGACGATGGCGGGGGTGACAAGCTCCCTGGGGAGTTCGGGGAGCCGTTTCTGTTTGGTCATGGCGGCCATGCGGCTGCGGATGTAGGGGAGCTGGAACTCCTGGGCCACGGTGGTGTAGACGCCGCCAAGCCCCGCCTCCAGCTCCTGGGCAATCATGCGAATCTCTTCCGCCGTGACGCGTTCCTTGTCCCGGCGCATGCCGTCCACCATGAGGAAGGCGGTCTTGAGGGACTGCTCGATGGCCTGAATCTTGGCGGCCACCACCTGGAAGTCGGCCCCTTTCTGGACCTGGAGACAGGACACGTCATCGCCCCGTCCTTCCAGCACGTCGCCATTGGACGCTTCGGCCACGGCACGGGCGCTGGTGACGGAGTTGGGTTCCACGAAGAAGAGCATCTTGGAAGAGACGATGGCCCCTTCGACCATCGCCTGGTTCAGAGATTCGAGGCTGGTCAGGTCGCCGAGCTGCTGCTCCACAAAGCCGCGCCCGTAGTTCTCGCCCGCGATGCTGTACATGCGGACGGGGAACCACGGACACACCTCCGGCTTGTAGCTGCCGGTGGAACCGGGCACCTCGTGACCGAAGACCTCCTGCCTGACTTTCCACAGACTGGCCTCACGGCGGAGGTGGGTGTAGATGTCCACTTCGTCCTTGCCGTCACCGGGGCGTGCTTCCAGCAGTTTGGACACCTGTGCCCCGGTCCCGCCTTCCAGTTCCCTGAGGGAGGCCAGGAAGTCTTCCGGCAGGGTGTGGATGCTGACGGTCTCCCTGATGATGATTTCGACGGGCGTCCCGGCGCTGTCCCTGTCCACCACATAGCGGGACAGGGGGAACATACGCAGGCCGCTTTTGCCGTCGTTGTGGAACAGGACATTGCCCCCGACGATGAGGTGCATGTTGGCCTCATGGACCACGGGGCGGTCCGCCGTGGATTCGATGTCCGCGAGGACGGCCTGCTCCACGCGGGACAGGGCCTTGTTGATTTTGGTCTGGAACTCCCTGTCCCCTTCATCCTCCACCTCCTGCTCCATGACCATGTTGTTGACCCGCAGCCGGAAGCAGGGCTCGTTGGGCGGGAGCATGGTCATCAGCAGTTTGGAAGCGAGGTTCGTGACCCCGTTGGCCCCCACGCTCTGGTAGAGCGAGGGGAGCTTTTTGCCGTTGGGGTCGTCGTCACGGGGGATGAGGTAGGGCAGGGTGAGGGCGGAACAGTCGCGAGCCCGGTCAAGGTAGGGCTGGCGGTCAACGGCCAGGGCCTCGTAGCGGGAGCTGGAGGTCTGGCCGCCGGTATCGTTAGCGGGGGATGGAGAGGCCACTGGTGCCACCTCCCGCGCCGCCGACACCGCCCATGTTGAGGTTGATGCGCAGGGCGGCGGTGCCCTTGCGCTTGGCCTCGTTGGCGTTCTGGCGTTTAGCGCCTTCGTTGATGACGGGGGCCTCGGCCACTTCCTCCGCCGGGGGCGGGGTGGCCGCCACCTGAGGCGTGGGGGCGGCGATGGTCTTGGGCTTGGAGACGCCGCCGAAAAGACCGGCACTGCACATAAAGCTTTTCCTTATGGGGGTTGAGTGTTGAAAGGCTACACGACGCGTCCTTCCCGGATGCGGCGGACCATAGCCGTCTTGAGGGCATCCACCAGTTGTCGCTTCCCGGCATACATCCAGATTTCCCTCTCGCTCTGGTCGGGCAGGGGGCAGCGATGGGGGACCAGCTTGTCGAGACCGTCCACGAGGTCAGGCGTCAGGGGCAGGTCGTCAAGGGAGCGTATGAGAGGTTTGTCAGAGGGAACGAGAGGGGGATACACGGGACAACTCCTGGTTTTCAGAGGCGAGAAGAAGGGCGGAGCCATCAGGCAACGCCACGGTCTTTTCCGGCAGCTCGCGGACATAGGGACCGGTCTTGAGCCAGTCGATATGTCGCAGCACATAGTCCGGGACATCCTTCCTGTCCGCGCCGGTCCACAACCACAGGTCCATGCTTTCGGGCATGAGACGGCGCAGGGAGCGCAGGAACTCTTCGATTTCCGCAGGCTCCGTCTGGCACAGGAGGTCGCCCCCCAGGAGCCAGACGTTGCGGAAGGTGCCGGTGGCCAGCTTATAGCGGTTGGTCGCGAGCCATTTGTCCCAGCGCATCCCGTTGCCGAAGGCCTGGGCCTCCGGGTTGTGGCAGCCGGGGCAGTCACGGGTGCAGCCGGAGACGTACACTTCCAGCGCACTGTGGCGCAGGTTCAGCTCGGAGCCGATGATGCGAATCATGGCTCGGCACGCTACTTCAGTTTACGGGGGCGGTTGTCCCACCAGCGAAGGAAGAACTCGGCGACACAGAAGCCGCCAAAGGCACCGACAAAGGTAATGAGGAACGTGAGCATGTCGTCTGCTACTCCTTTGGTTTGAGGAACGCCCTGTGCGGCCAGTCGTGTTCGCGGCGGGCGGCGTTCCAGTGTTTGGTGTTGGTAAGGAAACCCACCACACGGGTGAAGGTGTCGGTGATGGGGCTGTCGCAGATGGGGCAGGTGTCAGCGCCGTGGCCCACGGTCATGTGACCAGCCTCGCAGCGGTTGATGGCGTAGTTGATGGCGAAGTACACCACGCCGGAGGCAGCCGCATGGCGGATGAGGGCTTCCATGGTCTCCGGCTTCTCGATGCGGTCGGCCACATTGAGGTGGCAGATGGCCCCGCCGGTGCAGTAGCCGTCCAGTTCACCCTGGATGCGGATGCGGTCCAGCATGTCAACGCCCTCTTCCCAGAGGGGGACGAACTGGTTGGAGTACAGCTCCCAGCCTTCGGGGTTCTTGCCCAGGATGGTGTCTTTGCGGGCCAGCTTGACGGCACTGGATTCGCCGGGGACCTGCTCCATGTTGTGGGGGGTGCCCAGCAGTTCCGTCAGGCGCTCATTGGTCGCATTGATGGTTTCAAGGATGCGCCTGGCGACCGCCAGCCCTTCCGGCTTACGCAAGTCATAGCCGAGGATGTTGAGGGCCTCGTACAGACCGGTGAAGCCGCAGGTGGAGAACTGGCGCTTCAGGTCCATGTAGCCGAGCTTGTACAGGGGCAGGCTGCCGCGTTCGATGCGGTCGGCGATGAAGCGGCGTTTGGCGTGGTTGATGAAGCCCGCCGCCAAGGTCATCGCCTCGACACACTCCAGCATCTCCGCGACAGCGGCCTCATTGTCTTTGCCCACGGCCCCTGCGGAAGCCGCCCGCGCAAGGGCGGGCAGGTTGAGCGTGACCACACCGAGGCTGCCAATCTTGGTGCTGCCAGCCCCAAACGAATTGGCATAGCCGAGGTCGTTGATGTTCGACCGAAGACGGCAGCAAGACGAAAGGGTGCTGGTCTCGCCAACGTAGATGTTGATGAAACCGAATTTCAGGTTGTGGTTGGCGATGCATTTGACGAAGGCCGGGTCGGCCAGTTCCCCGCTGCCATCTTCGGCCAGGGAGAAGCAGGCCGTCACCACAGGGAAGGTGGCGGGGTCACGTTCGAGGACCTGATTGAAGCAGGAGAGGAAAACATCCTGTACCTTCTTCACGGTCTCGATGCGGGGGGCCTTGCCATTGATAACGTAGGCGGGCACGAGCTGGGCAAGGAAGCTGCCGTCATAGACGCTCACGTTGGTGAACGGGCTCTGGTTGCCCCGGAACTCCCAGTTGAGCGTGTAGATGAGCGAGGTCAACTGCTCGGACACATAGGTCCAGACGCGCTCTTCCTTGCCGATTTTGACGTGGTTGTCGTAGCCGGTGGTCAGGATGTCATCGACGTACCGGGACGCCACGATGAGCAGGTCGGCAAGGCCGGTGGCCCCCAGGGTGCTGTTGGCAGCGTAGACCGTGAACTGCTCCACCTGCCGCAAGAAGGTGACAAGGCTGCGGGCAGGGACGATGTTGAGACGCCCGCCCATCTTCAGGCCCTCCAGCGCGATGTCGTACATGGAGTAATTGAAGCAGTAGGGACGCCCGATGTCCCAACTGTCGTTGATGTAGAGCAGGCCGTTCACCTCGCTCTCGATGGCAAGGTCGGCGGTCTCCTCGTCGAACCCATCACGAAGGGAGAGCCACAGGTTGAACAGGGAGTTCAGCTTCATGTACGCCTTGGGCACTTCATAGTTGAAGGTGATGACATCCCTGCCGCTGACGTTGGCATTGGGGTCGATGCTGTGGTCAGCCGTGGCCGCGCCCTTGCGGTTGGAAGAGCGGAAGAAATCCCGCGCCATGTGATTGATGTCGAGCTGCTCAGGAGAGATGCCCGACAAAGCAAAAAGCTCCGCAGGGGATTGTTTGCGGAGCTTTTCAATCAGGGCCGTGAAGGCCGGGTCGAAAGACTGGTGAAGTTTCATCACTCGCACACTTCCATGTATTCATTAGGTTCCAGCGCTTCCTTGATGAGCGGGAGCTGGAAGTCGAGGTTGCTCTTTTTCATGCTGATGACCTCCAGAGGAAAGTCGGGGGTGTTGGTGCGACGCCGCTCCACGCAGACATCCCTGGGGGTGGTCAGGTGGATGACCTTCACCTGATAGCCCATGTCCCCGGCGAGCTGCTTCCAGCGTTTCACATAGGAAGCGCGGACGGTGCATTCATCCACCACCACGTCCAGACCGCGCAGCATATGGGCACGGGCGAAGGTGTAGGCCATACCGTGAATCTGCTGCTCCAGGGGGCCATAGTAGCGGTGGCCGTGGGCGGCACGGAGGTCGTCGGCACAGATGACCTGGACGCCCTCAGGCACCAGCTTGGTGTTCACATAGGTGCTTTTGCCCGCGCCAGGCAGGCCCAGCATGATGTAGAGGGTGGGCTGTTTCACATTCAGAGATTCCATGTCACTTTCCTGTTTCTAGTTGAGGGTAACGGGGACGGACCTGACCACATGGCCGAGGTCCGGGGCATGGTAGGCCGGGCCTTTCAGGACCTTGCCGTCGGCCCGCTTGAGGGCCTTGCCCGTTTCCGGGTCCAGCTTGGACATGTTGGATTCATGCACGAGGCGCAGGGCCTCGTTGATGTCGATGCCCAGGCGGGCGGCCAGCCAGTAGCAAACGTAGATGAGGTCGGCCAGCTCCTTCACGAAGTTGGCCCGGCCTTCGGCGGCGGGCAGGGGAGCGACCCCCCAAAGCCCCCGGAAGGCCTGTTCCAGTTCGCAGGCTTCCTCGGCGATGAGCTTCATGCCCAGTTCCGCACCGCTCCTGTCATCCCAGCCCTGGGAGACGGGCTGGCCCATAGCCGTCATGAATTGGGCCAGCATGGCGAGGCCGTCGTTGTGCTTAGGCATGGATGGCTCCTTCGCTTTTCTCGTGAGCGATGAGGCGGTCGAGGTAGTCGCGGGCCTTCTCAAGGTCGGCGATGCCGCCCTTCTTGCGCCAGCGGCAGACGTACTTGATGATGTTGCCTTCGGGATAGGGGATGCCGTTGCGCAGGCAGAAGTCGATGACATCCACGGCCATGCCGCTGTAGTGGGCGGGCTTGGCCACCGGAGCGGAGGCAGGCGTGGCCTTGGTTTCCGCCAGAGCGGCGTTGAGGACCGAGATGTCGAGGACGAAAGCGGAATGTCCACTGCATTGTTTGCAGGGCTCTTCGTTACCCCGGCGTTCGGCATAGGCGCAGTGTTCACAGCAAACTAGCGCATTGCAGGAGGTTCCCATAGGTTCACCTTTTTCGTGTTGAAGTCGTATTCCCCGTCCCGCAGGATGCGGGCCAGGCGGGCCATCGTCAGGGCGTAATCTTCACCGAACCCGGCCTTGGCATAGGCGGCCGCCACCACGGACCACATGGCTCCGGGGGTGGGCTCTACAGCATCCAGGGCCTTGGCGGCGGTGGCCGGGCCGAACTTGGGACAGCCGGGATAATTGTCGGTCATGTCGCCCATGAGGGCCTGCATCATGAACCAGCGGTCGGCCTCTTCCTGCGTGATTTCCCGGATGCCGTCGTCCGGCCTGCCGATGTTGAAGAACAGGCCGGGGATGGAGCGGAGGTCCTTGTCGATGGAGACCACCACGGTCTCCGTTTCGTCGGTACGCAGACGGGAGGAGAGGATGCCCAGGAGGTCGTCCGCTTCCAGCGTCGGCTCGCGCATGACCGTCTCGCCACTGCCGTTGATGATGCTGTCGCGCAGGGCGGCAAGGGCCACAGGCTTGGGCTTGCCCACACGGTTGGCCTTGTAGGGAGGATAGAGCCCCCTGCGGAAGTTATCTCCGGTATCCCCGGAGAAGCAGAGGATGGCGTCCTTCGCCCCCAGGGTGTCCTTGATGAACTCCATACGGTAGGAAAAGGACCACATGGCCTCGGTAAGGCTGCCGATGGGGAAGCAATTGTCCCCGTCGAAGCAGATGACTTTCTCTGTTCCTGCACATGCCTGATAGGCAAGGACATCCGCGTCGATGAGCAGGACACGTTTTTTCTTCTTTTCCACTTAGTGCAACCAAACCTTTTTGCTAGGATTTGCGGAGACGGTCGGGCATGGTGTCGTCTTTGCCTTCATCTTCCGTCCCGTCCGGGTCTTCCGCATCAGCCAGACGGTCGGGCCAGAGAAGGTCCGGGTGATTGCACTGGCCGAGGATGGTGGAGATGAACTCGCGCCACTCCCGCAGCTTGTGCCCACGCCGTTGGCGGATGATGTTTTGCAGGACAGCGTAGTTGGTGGAGACCATGCGGGTCTGGAGGAAGGAATGGGGCAGGAGGTTGTTGAGCCCGTCGAAGTTCCCGGCCAGACGCATGTTCTCAAGGATATTCAGGATGTCGGGATGCAACCCGCTCTCGAACATGTTCTGTGTGATGGGGGACTTCATGAGGGTGTGCATGGTGGATTCAGACTGGGTGACAGTTCCCACCTTGTAGGTGTCGAACTGCTTCCACCAGTACAGGGGAGCCGTGATGAGCAGGTCCACCCGCAACATGCGGAGGAATTTGTCATGGCCGTTGCCAAGGCCGGACAGCCTGCGAGCCCGCATGAGGAGGCGGTTGGCGACCCCCTCATGGAGGGTCGTGTACATGAAATCTACAGGGTCGATGTTGGACGTGACACCGAAGGAAAGGCCGAGGCCATACAGGGCGGCTTGTTCTCCGCTCTCATGGAAAATCAGGACGTTCATCCCCGCCCCCTACATGACGTTCAGGTCCATGTGGGCACCGAGCTTCAGGCCACGGATGTTGGACAGCTCCATGTCCTTGAGGCTGTCCAGTTCATCCTTCTTGAACAGGGTCACGCTGACGCCGGCATCTTCGGCCTTGGCCACGGCGTCCGTGAACGCGGCCCAGGTGGTCTTGAGGCTCAGTTCGATGAGGTCGATGGACATGGGGGCCTTGTTGCCGGTGTTGATGAAGAGACTCATGTTTGCTCCTTTGGAAAAAATAGTGCCGCCCTATGAGGCCGGGCGGCGGGGCACGGGAGGGGAGAGAGGAAAGCCCTACTGGAGGGGCTGCATCACGACATCGACCACGACGCTGCCTTCATGGTAGGTGGTGGCGGCGGTGATGCGGCCTTCCCACGGCGTGATGCCTTCGGGCAGGTTGCGGCAGGGGATGACGAGCTGGCCCGCACCCTTGAAGCCGGGGCGTTTGCCGATGGTGCGGGCATTGCTCTGGCCTTCTTCGGCGGGAGTGATGAGGAACTCGCCGGAGCCGGCGGCGTAGCCGCACAGGACCTTGGAGCCCAGGGCCAGCATGTGGTCGTCGGAAGCCAGGAACTCAGGGGAGAAGAGGAACACGAGGTCGCCCTTCTTGGTGAAGAACAGGGAGACATCGGGATGTTCGCGACGGGTGACGACGGTACGGGTGACGGGGATGAGGGAGAACTGTTCGAACATGGGGTATCCTTTGGTTTAATGGGTCTCTGCCCAGTTGTTGCCTATCTTGTATTCGCCTGTGGTCGGACAGCGCATGGCGAAGTGTCGTCCGGCCATCTCGATGGATTCCACGAAGAGCTTGCCCAGGGCCTCGGCATGTTCAGCCGGGCATTGGAACTGGGCCTCGTCGTGGACGTGGAGTATCTGGGTATAATCCCTGCCCTGGACCCAGCCGAAGCGGGCCTTGGCTTCCTTGTTGCAGATGACCGTGGCCAGTTTGACCAGCATGGCACCGGCGGACTGGAGCAGGGTGTTCAGGGCCGCGTGTTTGGAGCGGACATGCAGGCGTCGTTTGTCGATGCCATAGAGCCAGGGGCGGGCCGAGACGGCGACCTGCACATCGTCGATGAGACACTTGATGGCCGGGATGGCCTTGAAGAACTTGGCCTTGAGGCGCTTGCCTATCTGGGCCTGTCGTGCCGGGGAGGCGTAGGGTTCCACGATGGAGCCGAGCTTCGTGTCGCCAGCTCCATAGAGGAAGGCATAGATGAAGGTCTTGGCGTTATCGCGGGTGGCCAGACCGGCGGCCTTCTGGTTGGCGGTGTGGATGTCGCCGTCCAGCAGTTCCCGCACATAGGCCCCGCCGTCATAGCGGGCCATGTAGTGGCCGAGCATCCGCAGCTCAAGACCGCTGGCGTCGGCCCCCACCTGCACCCATCCGGGCCGGGCAGGGTCCACGCGGAACAGGGAGCGGCAGGCATGGCCGTAGGTGCCGTGCGCCGGAATCTGGGCCAGGTTGGGGCTGTTGTGTGTGCATCTTCCGGTGACGGCCCCGCAGGTGATGACGCGACCATGGAGTTTGCCGTCGCGCACCAGCTTGAGCCAGCCGTTGTTCCCGTCGGCCAGCATCCCCATTATCTTGGTGAGTTCGAGGTACTCACAGAGCAGGGGGCAGGGCGGGTAGTCGAGGGAGCCCAGGGTGTCGCCATCGACCTTGGGCAGGCCGGTGGGGGTGAACTCGGAGGGCTGCCAGCCGTAGTCTTCGGCGAGGCGCTCGGCAATCATCTGGGTGCTGCCGGGGTTGAACTCCACATACCGGACCTTGGTGAAGGGCTGCCCTTTCACATAGCCACGGGTCTTGTTGTTCACCTTGGGGATGAAGACCTCCTCCATCCGCTTGGGTGGGAACATCTCGCATAGCTTGCGTTTGATGTCGTCCCGCTTGGCGCAGAGGGAGGCATAGAGGGACATGGCTTCCCGCTCGTCGAATGGGGCTCCGTCCTGTTCCTGCTGGAAGATGACCTTCTGGAACTCATGCTCGATGGCCAGGGCTTCGGGACTGTAGTCCTGTTCGAGGATGAGGCGGTAGAGTTTGTCCAGTACCTCCACGTCCTGCATACAGTAGTCCTGCATCTCCTGGGACCACGCCGCCCAGGCGTCCTCCTTCTTCCCGTACTCCCCTTTGTACTCGCCGAGGCGGTAGCCCCACGCCTCAAGACTGTGCTTGCCGCAGAGCTTGGCCGGGAACGGGACGCCGCCTTTGCGTCTGGCTTGTTTGCGGAGGCGCTCGAAGTCCAGGTCCTTGAGGTTGGTCCAGATGAGGCGGCTTGCCGTGAGGGTATCGAAGAACTGTTCGGGGAGACGGACGCCGGGATAGAGCTTGGCCAGCGCCGGGCTGTCGAAGCACAGGCCGTTGTGGGCAACGAGGAGAGGGGCCGAAGCCAGCAGCTCCAGCCCCTCCTCGATGTGGCCCGGTCCGAAGGAATAGGTCCTGCCGCCGGGATACTCCTTGGCACAGATGCAGTGGACCTTGCTGCATGAATCCAGCAGGCCGTCCGTCTCTATGTCGAAGAGCAGGGCAGGTGTATCAGGTGCGGGTATCCAGCCGGTATCGAGACCATCATACAGCTCACGCTGCATGGGAGACGCCCTTGTCCCTGGAAGGGGCGGTGAAGCCCTTCTTCATGATGAGCTTGCCCTCGTGGTACAGGCGCGTCAGGAGCTTCTGGCCTTCGGGCAGGACGTGGAATGTCCGGCTGCCGTAGTCCTTGTCGAACTTCTCCGCGAAGTGGGTGTCACGGTAGCGGGCATAGACACGGTAGCCACCATCCGGGGCCACATAGAAGACACTGGCCATGCACAGGGAACGTTTGACCGCCATGAGGTTGACGCCTTCGAGGCGGCGGCAGAAGTCGGTCAGGGTGAGAATATTGGGAGCCACCACCTCGTCGTAGACGGCGGCCTTGGGCTCGGCGATGGCCAGCCTGCCTTCCACCTCCTGCTTCTCCTCGATGGCCAGCGCCCATGCCTTGGCCGCTTCCACAGGATTGCGGAAGTCGGGCAGGCCCAGGGACGTGGGGTCGTCGGGCACACGGTTGGCAAGCTGGGCTTCCATCTCGTTGAAGCAGTCGATGTAGGCCACCTTGAACTTCATGGCCTTCTCGCCGGTGTAGCCCATGGTCAGGAGGGTGAATCCATCCTTGGAGAGGAGGTAGGCCTTGACCATCTCTGTCCCGAAGCCCCGTCTCACGGGATACTCAACGACCCCAAAATTGGATTTGACGAAGATTTCAGGTACTTGCGTCAAAACTTGCCGGATGTCACGCAGCACATGGCCATGTCGCTTCCCGAAAATCTCAGCCACCTGCAAGCTGGAGACGGTGGGAATCTTCTTCCCGTTGACCGGGTTCAAGATTACGTTAGGGATGATGTTCGTGGTGTTCTCGGTGTTCGTCATGCTCAGAACTCCTGTTGTTCCTGGTTGTCGTTGTACTGGCTGAAGCCGAAGCTCTCCCCGTCCGCCGGGGTGAGGCGGCCCGTCTCCGGGTCGTAGGTCACGGCACCTGCCGGGCCTGTCTCCCCGATGGGGCGGTTCTTGAGGACACGGATGCTGGCAAGGTTGGGTTCGTCCCCTTGCTGGTCGCGCTCCAGGGCGATGACCACATCGCTCACCTGCTCCAGGGAGCCGGAGCCGCGCAGGTCGGTGAGGCTCACCTGCCGGCCCTCGTTGAAGCTCTTGCCCTTGTCGGGCCGCTTGAGGTGGACCACGGCCAGCACCACGGCCCCGGTCTCCTCGATGAGGGAACGGAGCCTGGTCATCAGTTTGTCGATGACCTTGCGCTCGGATTCCCCTCCGGCCTCGTCCAGCGCCGAGACCACGATGGAGATGTGGTCCAGCACGATGACCTTGCAGCCCAGGCCCACCACCATGTAGCGGAGCTTGGACAGCAGGTTGTCGATGTCGGAGGAACCGAAGTGGTCATAGGCGAACCACTTGTTGTCCCCGGTCACGGCATCGAAGGCGGCCTTGAGGTCGGCTTCGGGGATGCTCTCGTGGACTTCGGGGAGATGGAGGGGCTTGTTGAGATGGATGCCGAGGTAGCGGCGGAGGTTGCGGGAGACGGATTCCTCCAGGGCGATGACGCCAAGGGGCAGGTCATGCACCATCTTGAGATGGTAGGCTATCTCGTTGACGATGGTGGACTTGCCGATGCCGGAGCCTGCGGTGAACAGGTACAGCTCGCCAAGGCGAAGGCCGTGGAGCTTGTCGTTGAGCTGGGGATAGGGGATGCCGTAGCCCTTGGGCGGGCTCTGGCGCACCTTGTCCCAGAGGTCCTGACCGGCGACGATGCCGTCGGGCCGGTAGGGCTGGGCGTCCCACAGGGCGTTGATGAGTTCCTTGGTCTTGCCTTTGGCCAGGCATTCGTTGGCGTCCTTGCAGGGCAGATAGGGAATCTTGGCCTTGCCTGGGGTCAGGAGCATGGCGCATTCCTGAGCCGCCTTGCGTCCCGGCTCGTCCATGTCGAAGCAGAGGATGACCTCCTCGAAGGTCTCCAGCCATTCGAGGTTCTGCCGGATGGCCTTGGCCCCGGCGCTGGCCCCGTTGGGCAGGGAGACCACGGGCCACTTGTTGTCCTGCAACATGGAGATGGTCAGGCAGTCTATCTCGCCTTCCGTGACGATGACCCGCCTGCCGCCGGAGCGCCAGAGGTGGCGTCCGAAGAGCAAGGCGTCCTTGCTGTCGCCCAGCCACTTGAAGTCCTTGCCTTCCAGCCGGATGTGCTGGGCCACCACCCGGCCCTCGGCATCCCGGTAGGGAGCCACATGGCACCAGGCTTTCTCCTTGCCCCAGCGGCCGATGCCGTAGCCGAACTTCTCGCAGGTGGCGGCGTCGATGCCGCGCTGCTTGAGCGGGAGGATGTCGCAGGGGAGCGCCTCGAACGTGGGGCGGGCCTTGGTGGCACCGGGCTTGCCGGTCTTGCCCTCGCCTTCGGCTGATTCGTAGTATCCGCAGGCATGACAGTACCCGTGCCCGTCGGAGTAGCGGGCAAGGTTGTTCCCCTTGGCGTCTTCGCCACGGGAGCGACAGGCGGGACAGGGTTCATGCTGCATGAAGGATGACTGTTCTGCCTGTTCATGCCTGTACATGACGGGTCTCCTCCAATCAGGCCTCCTGCGGGAAGAGGGCGGCGAAGGCCTTCTTCCCGGCGGCGGTGGGTTTGTGCTTGAGCCATGCGTCAGGGACGGCAGGCCCCTTGCAGCAGGGGAAGCCGTGCTTGTCGCACCAGTCCTGCACGGTCATGGTCTTGGTGACTTTCTGGCTGAGGCGCTGGAAGATGAGGCGGATGTCCAGCCTGGGATACTGGGCCTTCACCATGAGCATCTTGTTCCTGTCCTCCAGCGTGAAGCGGCCTTTGGCTTCGAGGACGATGGCCTGCCTGGGCAGCAGCCAGTCCGGGGTGTAGTGCCGTGTGGTCGTGACCGTGTACGGGATGCGCCCGGCTTCGTACCGGGCGGCATCATCGGGCAGGGACCTGGACACATCGGCCTCGAACTGGCTGCGGAACCCGGTGTCGTTCCGCACGGCGGCCCACGCTTTGTAGCGTTTGACCTTCGCGCTCAGGGAGCTGCTAGAACGGGACTTCATCGGGCTGGGCGTCCTCGCTGCCGCCGGTCACCGGGGCGACGGGCTGGTCGGCGGGCATGTCGTCGGCGGTGAAGCCGTCGTCCTCGGAGGCGAAGCCGTAGTCGGTGCCGGAGCGTTCGCCGGAGGCGTTCAGCTTGAGAATCTGGACGGCGTTCAGGTAGAACGTCAGGCCGGCCTTGCCGGTGCCGTTGACGAAGTAGGGACGGGCCGTGAACGAGACGCGCATGATGGAGCCCCAGCCGGGCTCGGCGCTCAGGCTCACGGGGGACAGCATGGAATCGAAGACCGCCACCTTGCGGTCCATGACCTTGCCCTGCTTGTTGGTGTACTTGGCCTTGGTCTTGAAGCGGAACAGGATGTAGCCGGTGGGCTCTTCGGTCTCGCGGTCGTACTCTTCGGTGCCGGGCATCACGAAGGTGGGATGCTTCAGGCTCTTGCGGGTGGCCACAGACAGGGAGGCGAACTCCTTGTCCATCTGGGCCTGGGCTTCTTCCAGCTCCTCGTTGAGGGAATCGAGGAAACGCCGGGCCTGCTCTTCCGGCATCCGCAGGGTGACAGTGAAGGAGCCCTCTTCGTCGGGGAACTCCTTGGTGCCGTGATCCGGCTCCACGATGTGGACGAACAGGGCCTCAGCCTTGGGGGTGGTGTGCTGCTTGGGTTTCTTGTTCTTGTCGTTCTCGGTGTTAGCCATTGAGAATCTCCTTCTCGATGTAGGTGCTGACGGCAGCGAACTCAGGGCGCTTGCCTTCGGCGGTGTTCATGCAGTTGCGGGCATAGCCCATGAGGTCGGGAACCGGCAGCCCGGAGGCTTCGGCGGCCAGGAGGAAAGCGGCGGCCAGGCCCATGAGGCGTGCGCCCCGGTCGGAATGGGTCTGGATGGCGGAGGCCACGGCCATGCAGCACTGGGCGGCATCGCGGGTGGTACAGTTGGCGGTGAGGTCGCGGAGTTGCTGGGTGACGTTCTCAGGGGTGACGATGGTGGTGAACATTCCTGTGCTGGGTCTCCTTTGTTGTGATGTGAGGACAAGAGCGATGCTCTTCTTCCACTTAGTGCAACCTAATTGCCCCAAGCCGGGAGGTACTCTCCCACTTAGTGCAACCTAATCGGTCGGCTGCTTTCTTCTAGTAATCAGCATTTTGGGTCAGGCCCTTCTTCAAAACGCCAAGACCCCGCACCTCACGGGGACGTGAAGCACGGGGTCAGGTCTATTATATAATGTTACGCGAAGAAGAACAGGGAACGCTTGACCGCTTCCACGTCCAGTTCCCCGAAGGCAGGGATGGCCGGAAGACCGTCCAGTTTTTGCAGGACAGCGGCAGGCACCGGGGCCATGACCTCGCGGCTCCACAGCTCCAGCATGTTGGCGTCGCCGCCGAACATGCCCACGAACGTGGTCCGCAGGATGGCGGCGAGACGTTCGCTGTCGGCGGCATGGGTGCCGTAGCTGTCGTGAATCATGGCGAAGGACAGGATGCCTTCATCAGCACAGCAGCACACGGTCCGCATGAGGGCGGCGGCGTCCAGCGAGTGGACATAGTTGGGGGAGATGGCCGACTTCTGCTTGGCCTTGGCCAGCTTGTCGGGCTGCTCCTCGTTAAGGGTGAGGTAGATGAGGGAATCCCCTATCCTGGTCTTGACCCGCTTGCCTTTCTGTTCGCGGTAGCACTGCTGGACGGGGAAGCCCACGGGCGTGGTCCAGCGGATGGGCAGGTCGGCCTTGTTGAGGACGGCGGCGGTGTCTTGCAGGAAGGTCATGGCCTCGCGGGCCTTGATGACCGTGGCACCGATGGCGTCCCAGATGAGTTCCGCCAGATAGCGGGCCACTGAGCGCAGCGTATAGCCGTTGGGCATCTCGATGGGCATGGTGGAATCGGCGTAGGCTTGTTCCTTGAGCCAGGCTTCCGTGTATTCACGGCAACTGTCGAAGGTCCCGCCATAGGGCAGGACCATGACCTGCCGCTTGGTCATCTTGCGGCTGATGTTGAGGCCCAGCAGGAAGCGGGCGCAGACCGTCTCGTTGTACATGGGCTTCTCGGTCTCCCCCTTGGCGAAGACATCGGCCCCGTCCACAGGCTTGGCCGCCTGGGCTTCGAGGGCCAGCTTCACCTTGGCGGCCACGATGCCGTAGATGTCCTGCGGTGTGTCCGTGGGGGTGAGGTTGACCGCATGGCCGCCCACCTCATCGCGCAGGATGAGCGAGAATATCTGCAAGCCGTTGCAGGTGCCGTCCATCGCGATGGGCAGGTGGGAGACGAAGGCCAGCCCCTCGTCGAGGTAGCCTTGCCACTCGAAGCAGAAGGCAAGGAAGCCCCACGGGTCGTCGGCCTCCGTCCACCAGCGGTTGTCGTAGGGGTCTTCGGCGCACAGGCGGATGTCGTCCTGGTGCTGGAGGACCCACGAGTAACGGTCGTCGAGGCTCACCTTGTCGTTGCCGAAGCAGTTGGAGCCGTGGATGGCCAGCCACTTGACGGCGGCCATGCTGCCCAGCGCCTTGCCCTTGGCGAACTGGAGCAGGGCCTTGGCCAGCCCCGTGCCCTGGGGGTTGAGGTAGGCGGGCACGGCATAGATGCGGCCCCGGAAGTCGAGCTGGTAGGGATAGTAGAAGGCCGGTTCGTCCTTGTAGCGGGCGGCCAGATGCAGGGTCTTGGCGATGCCCAGCCTGCGGGACATGCAGGAGATGTTCTTCTCCCGCACGATGGCGGCGGCCCGACGCCAGCGCCGCAGCTCCTCTTCGGAGAGGCTGTCGAGGCAGGCATGGGGGATGCGGGCCGAGGCGGTGTCCGTGATGTCGGCCCCGCAGACAGGGCAGGGCGGCAGACGGTAGCCGTCACGCGGGGGCATGTCGGCAATGTCCCCCTCGGTCTGCCAGAAGGCATCCGCCACCTCATAGACGCGGGGGTTGATGCGCCACGGCGTGTCTTGCAGGGCATTGATGGCCCGCAGGACGGAGGGCATCTCGTTGTTGGCTATCTTCTTGTCCAGCGTGAGCAGGTAGTCCCGGTTCCCGGTCTTCACCAGAGACAGCGGGCGCATGGCCTGGAAGTAGTAGCCGCCACCACAGGCACCCTCCCACGGCTTGGGCGGGATGAGGGTCGGCATGTAGGCGGGGGCCATGATGGAACGGGATTCGAGGTGGTCGTCCATCCATTCCTTGAGGGCCGGGGTCATGACCAGACTGTAGGCGGCCATGTCTTTGTTGCCCTTGCGGACCTTGTTGGAGGTCAGCTCGATGGCGAAGATACCGGTGCTGTCGATGGCCAGCTCGATGAGCTTCTGCCCAAGATGGAGGCACTGGGCCAGGGGCCACGGCTCGAAGTCCACCGTGGTGGATTTGCCGTAGGCATACCGCAGCACCGTGCTGCGATACTTGCGGGACTTGTGGCCCTGGATGTACCGCTGGGTCATGGCATAGCGGTCGGCGTCGTTCTGCTTGAGGTTGGTCAGGCGCAGCTCGGCCTCAATCTCGCGGCCCACACGCACGGCCACGTTCTGGAGCATGGGCTCGGAGGTGAGGGTGTCGATGGCGGTACGCAAGGTGATGAAGGCGGCCACGTCGGGGGCTATGTCTTTGAGCAGGGCCACGGCCATGTGTCTGCGCCCGGCAGTGCCGCTGTTGGCCTTCTCCCATGAAGGCGGTGATGGCGGCGGCGAGGGGAGCGATGCCACGCTTGAGCAGCATCTTGCCGTAGGTGGTGCCGCCTTCGTTGCGTTGCTCCTTGAGGCGGGCGATGTTGGCAAAGAAGCGGTCCTTGCCACGGTTGAACATCTCTTCTTCGAGGGCCAGCTCACGTTCGATGGCTTCCTTGGTGTAGGCCATGGGCTTTCTCCGTAGGTCGGGGTTCGGGGACTACGGAGAAGGCTTTCAGAACGAAGCCAAAAAATAAGACTGAAACCCTTCATTCACTCAGGGCTCCAGTCTTATATCTTGTGATATTTTAGTATGTTATGTGTGGTTGCTTTGTGGTTGCGGCATGGTTGCGGGGCGTGCCCAGGTTGCGGCAACCATGAAAAAGGAATCAAGTATCTCTATATGTTATGAGTACACCGTGGACTTAGAATCCAGCGGTTTATCCATACGGGTTCAAATCCCGTCTCTCGCACCAGAATTTGCAAGGACGTCCC